GTGATTAATGCGAAACATTCTTATTCATTGTTCGAATAATAAACGCGAAACATTATCATCTGTTGTTCGAATAAATACAAAAGCCCCAATCCGAAGAAAGGGGCTTAGGGAGCTAGGTGCTCAGACATCTTGCGGTTGCCCGGAAGCAGGTGTAAGATGATAGTCACGTCAATGACAGGTTATAAGATAAAGACTAATGGTCTACCTGTCAACACAGGAGCCATTGTGAAACCGTCTAAAATCAACCTCGATGCTTATAACTGGGTGAACCTCTTTGCTGTGCAAAAGTTACCCGCCACCGCCAAATTCATCGGCTTCTATTTCGCATCATTCATGAACCCACGTCAGCAGACGTGTTTCCCCTCGTTATCCAGAATCGTCACTGAAACCGGCCTGACGAAACCTACGGTAATTAAATACCTGAAGGTTCTGGAAGATTCCGAGTGGATCGCAATAACCCGCCAATCCGTGCCAGTTCAGTCAAAAGGCGGTCTTCAGGCGGTCAATCACTACGACCTCAACATCCCTCAAAAGGTAGTTAACCAGATTAACCACCCCGATGAAGGTAGTAAAATCCTTAACCAAAGGTGGTTAAATTCGACCCTCAAGGTAGTAAAGGACGTTAACCCGAATAACAATAATAATAACAATAATAATAACAAGGGGGGAAATCGGCGTTTCACGCCTCCCTCTCTCCAAGAAGTTGAGCAATATTGTCGGGAAAGAAAGAACTCTGTAGACCCAGAAACCTTCGTTGATTTCTATACCGCAAACGGATGGGTACAGAGCGGCAACAAGAAGATCAAGGACTGGCAGGCTTGTATACGCACGTGGGAGAAACGAGAACGCACTGCCGAACCCAAGAGCTTCCAGAAAGGAAAGTTTGATGGTTCCGACGCGAAGCCGGGGGAAACCTGGGACGCCTACCAAAGACGTAAGCAGATGGAGGTTCGATAATGGAAGAATCAGGATTTTCAGTAATTATGCAGCTACATGGTCAACCGCCGATTGAGACAAAGGCGATACGCCCAAGGCTGGCGAGAGAATTCATGCCGGGTATTACTTTGAAAGAGGTTTGGCAATGGGTCGAAGAAAACTCACGCGGATTCAGTGTTGAGAGCGTTGAGATCCGTGGGCTATCAGAACCGCTGCATGATTAACTGGTGAAGATCGGGGGACAACTATGTCTAGGAGAAAGTGATGAGCGGCGAATTATCATTAACAGAGATCCACGAAAGGGCAGCACAACTCAGGGCCTTAATGATCAAGGTCAGGGTGAATGAGCTTGTTGAGGTTTATGGATCAGTCCGCGCAGTCGGCAAAGCCCTGAATATTGATCATGCCTATCTGCACCGGCTGGCAAATGGAGAGAAACAGAATCCGAGTGATGTCACTTTGAGGAAACTGGGATTATTGTAGGGGGCAACTATTGTCTGGAGGAAGTGATGTTTACACAATATAGCTGTGATGGATTAGCAGAGGAAGTGAAGCAAGTCGTTATCTCTGTGCGGGATTATCATGTCAGGAAATACATTGAAGAACCTAACCATCGTGGATATGCCTCACAGGAGCAGCTAAAAATCTTAGCTGATAGATCCGAATATCTTGCTAAACGTACGCTGTTGGACGGATTAGAGCAATTTGTACATTTAACCACGAACCTGCATGAGAATTTCGTAGATGCTCAAATCTGGATGCCTTACGTCAGAGACGCGGAGTTCAGACAACTGGAACGCGCCAACGAAACGCTGGATAGAATAAGGGTGGATTTGCTGGCGGAGAATTTCAGCCAAGCGGAACGAATTGAATATCTAGAACTGCCGTGGTGGAAAAAACTAGCGCTATGGATTAAGGCATGGAATGGACATTAAGAGGATATAAGATCAATGGGCAGGGAAATGCAGTGGTAGCTCCCTGCGGCGGTAAAACGCCATAGAGAACACGGGTCGCGCCCGTACTGCCCACCCTAATAGACAGGAGGTAATATGACAGACAAAAAAATATCTAAAATTGGCGACCCAAGGCTATCCGAATATACGCAGCGAACCCGCTCCGGCAGAATACAAGTATTTTATACTGGTACAGATAATCGGGATTTTGCTAGGTACAAAGCAGAGGGCGGCGGCACTGGCGTTGCTGTCGAAATGCACGACAAGCCGGACGTAATAAGGCTGGAGCCACCAGAGCGACACTGGTACGCAGAATTGATAGACGGCGAATGGTGGTGGCTAAACGGCTGCGGGGAATGTAACGGTGAGCCGCGAAGCTGGTCCACCTATATTGAATGCGAAAAACATAACGTTTGTAGGACATGCGAAATCCCGCGAGCAGAACTTAAAGAGCCTCCTTGGGGCGGGGCGAACGGTTGGCAGTGTAAGCCTTGCGCTGACGCGGAAAGAGAGGCGTTAAAACGGGAAAGGTTGTTGGCTGTTGCTGAAAAAGAATATGACGAATACGACTATATGAATCGAGGGAGGGTTGTCTGCCCGCATTGCGAAACCGCGTATTCGCCAGACGATCCAGAGAGCAGCGAGGAAAAAGAGTGCGAGATATGCGGCGGCAAATATTCTTTAGAGGTTGAGTACGAAGTCAGATACTCAACTACTGTTATAGGCGAGCGGTTACAGAGTTAATGATTATGGATAGGACAATAAGAGGATATAGTTATGGATAGCCAAGACTATAGCCCGCCCATGAGCGTTGTTAAGGCGTGGATTAAGCAATGTAATTGTTGCCCTATCTGCAATCAGCAAATACCTTGTGATGGCGTAAGGGCTGGCGGCCTTTGTGATGATATGTGTGGCTGCGATTCATGGGATGAACTGGACGATCCAGAAAATACCTATGATTAACCCATAGAGGATATAGTTATGCCTACAGGCACTGTAAGCGGGAAACCGAAGTTTGTCGCGGAATTTGCAAGGATCTGTGACGAATACAGGGAAAGCAAGGAAACGTGGATCAACCAGTTAAAAGCGGAAGGATATAAAGCTGCACACCCTAATGATGGTTGGGTTGATCGAGAAAATAACAGGGTTAAGCTGGCATATCCTTATTTCGATTATGGCTTGGAAGCGGGCGACAAACTTATGCTCGGATGGAGTGACCTGAAACATAACCGCTCGGTGATTATAACAAAGGTGGAGCCGGGCATAGTTTCGAGCCCTTGGTACTATTTTGAGGATAACCCCTAATCCCTAACAATGAGGATATAGTTATATGTCTAACAAGCAAACATCTGTTTGGGATTTGAGATATATATGCACTTGTGGCATTAAAAAACAACCATGCAGGCGGCATCAAGTGAATGCTCCAGAAGAAGAAACTCAGCCTAAATGCTCAGAATGCCACGAGCCATGTAAAGCAGTAGAGGAAACATTCGATTATGCAGGTACACATTGTACTCATGGCAATACTGGAACACACCACACCGGGCACTATGTTTCAGACTGCTGTTTTGCCGACTTAGAAGATGCTTAACAACAAAGACTAACACGATGCTAGATCCAAAAGACCTATTCACCAAAGCAATGGAATCCGCCGAGGACTACGCAGACAAGGAACATGCCGCGGGAGTCTTGGAAGACGCCCTGGATGCCCTCAAAGGCGTACTGGTGGCAGAGTACAAGGGGAAAGGCGAGCCGGTGACGATTATCGGTACATTAATCAAGGCCGACCCAAGATACAAGGAACTTGTAAGAACCTGGCGGGACGCAGTAAAGGAATTCAGAATTGCTAAACTTAAGTATGATCAGGTTTGCCGGTTCCAGGATAATGTGAGAACGAATGAGGCCACTGCCCGCAAACTGGCGATGTGACCACCATACTAGGCGAGATTAACGCAATAGGAAAATAGGATACACCCAGAGAGGGCGTTGAAGTCAGTGAAAACCTGCAAATCAATACCTTTCCCGCTAGGGGTAAGCGTTTGTAGAGTGGAAGCTGATGGAGCCCAACTAGAGATAGCGGGATAATGGTCCGGGGGAATGGTCTAGACATAACCCCCGGTCATTATTTTACTGTATAAATGTACTAATGAGGAACTTTGATATGGCAGAACAAGACGAGTTGTTTAGCTTAGATGAGGTTATTCCATGGCGCAAAGAATGGAAAAACATGCCGGAATATAGCATTGAAGATTTAGCGCCTAAATATCAATTAATTGTTAATTTCGCATGTTTAGCAGATATTGAGGACTTTAACCGACTGCTAGATCGAAATATCAAAGCAAACGGATCAAAGCAATTGCAGAGTATTTGGTTCCCTGAGCAAGAGATAGGCAGAATGATGAATAAGCGATATATTGAGGTGAAAGATGAATCCTAAATTCCCTATATTCATCCCTACTAAGGGTAGAGCCGAAACACGCATGACGATTAAAATGTTCGATAAATTAAATGTTCCTTATACGATATTTATAGAGGAACAAGATTACGACGCCTATGCAAAGCATGTTGATAAAAATAACATCCATATATTACCGCACAAAAACAAAGGGGTAACGGTTACTAGAAATTATATTTGGGATTATGCGGCAGAACAAGGCCATGAATGGTATTGGACTTTTGATGACAACATAAACGGTCTATATAGATTCAATCATAATCTTAAAACGCCGTGTGGGGACGCTACTATTCTCGCCGTCATAGAAGACTTTGCTCAGAGATATGATAATTTAGCGATGACAGGGCCTAACTATTTTATGTTTGTAAAAAGAAAATATGTTATTCCTCCATATATTCTTAATACGCGGATATACTCAGCTAATCTTATCCGCACTTTTGCAAAAGACAGAAATGGTAATGATTATAGGTGGAATACATTTTATAATGAGGATACCGACTTAAGCCTGAGAATGTTAAAAGACGGATGGTGTACTGTTCTTTTTAATGCCTTTCTAATCGAGAAGCAAACTACTATGACAATGAAAGGCGGTAATTCAGACTATTACGACGAGACAGAGAAACGGCTAGAGTTTGTAGAAGAATTACAAAAAAACCACCCCGATGTTGTCAAGATTACTGAGAAGTGGGGAAGGTGGCATCACCACGTTGATTATTCAGGATTTAGACAACAATTGAAAAGAAAAGGGGACGTAATCATCCCGGATACAGAAAATAATTTTGGCATGATATTGCAAGAAAAAATAAATAATTCGTGGCGATCATTGTAGGAAAATGCACCATAAAGCCATAGTAAATAATGCCTAGTGAGGGTATACGTATGTTAGTAATGAGAACAAGAGCAAGGCGGGACGGTTATCGGTGGGCGTTATATGCTAAAGGGTATTTATCTGTGCCTGAAAATATGCGATACAAAGTAGACACAGACTTCAATAAGCGACCACTAGAAAAGCGTGATTATATCGAAATTGGCAAGCAAGGAGAAAAATGATGTATTGCCCACATAATTTAATTGCATGCAACAAGCTATTTTTTATTAAGATTCACACATCAGGCGACTATAACTATAAGCATCAAATACCAAAAAAAGAATGGTTTCAATTATGGCGCTATGAGCTGGGATTGTTTCAAAAGCCGATAGGTGGGTATAAATTATATATCAATAAATCAAAGTCTATTTATGGGTGATTGATGCCTAGAGTAAAGAAATGTGGGAAGGAACCCCCGCCGAAGCGGGGAGAAGGACTAAGATCGCATGTTTTGATGAAATTGCTTAACGGCATCGAGGTCAAAGTTATATGCGACCAACCGGCCAAAGGCTAGATTGCAGTCAAAAGGTTTTTTGTTTTTGGCGATCTCATCATAGAGATCACGGGCTTGGTCTAAACTATAAGTGTTACCTTTATCATCAGTGATGGAGTAATCGCTACTGCTATTAAGATACAGTTCCATAGTTGTCTCCGATTTGTTAAAGAACGATTTACTACTTAAGCATAGCAAGTATAACAAACGGGATTTTGCGAACTTCACAAAAACACTATAATACAAGGGTAAAACGGATGAGAGGTTATGAGGCTGGCTTAGAATTGAGTGAAAATAATTCTTGACACTTAAAACGCAGAGTCAAACGAAACGAGAATTATGCCTAGAGTAAAGAAATGAAGGATTTAATATTAAATGTCAGAGAGCGATGGTTCAGGGATATTGAATCAGGCATTAAAACTGAAGAATATCGGGAATTAAAGCCATATTGGGCGAAACGCCTTGAAGGCAAAGAATACGACAGGGTGATTATCAAGCTCGGATATCCAAAAAAAGAAGACAAAGGGAAACAAATCATCTTTCCCTGGAATGGATATTATATAAAACACGTCATATCTGATGAGTGGAATGGTGAAGAAAAATCGGTGTTTGCTATTCAGTTAAGGCCCCATGCCTAGAGTAAAGAAATGCGCCCACTGCAAAACAGAAATACCGGAGCCAAAGCCGTTTCAGAAGGCTTGCTCGCCCAAGTGCGCGATAGAATTAGTCAGGCACAAGGAAAAGAAGGAACGCAGGAAGGAAACCCGCAAGATGCGGGAGGCGGCAAAGACCAAGAGCCAACTATTGAAGGAAGCACAATATGAGTTTAACAAATATATCCGATTGCGAGATAAGGGCCTTCCTTGTATCTCCTGCGGCAGACACCATGCCGGGCAATACCACGCGGGACATTATCGAACGGTGGGAGCAAATCCAGAACTCCGTTTCCATCCGCTTAATTGCTGGAAGCAGTGCGCCCCCTGCAATAATCACTTATCCGGGAACATCACGAATTATCGGATACGGCTTAGTGAAATATTGGGAAGCAGTGTACTAAAGTGGCTCGAAGGCCCCCATAAACCCCAACACCTAAGCCGGGAGGACATCCGGAACATCAAGCAATATTACAAGGATAAAACCAAGGCATTAATACATGATTGAACTGCTCAACATCGACTGCATGGAATACATGGCCACCCAGCCTGATAATGCTTTTGATCTTGCTATTTGCGATCCTCCGTATGGGCTGGATATGGCAAGTGAAAGACCAAGAAAAGACGGTCGTTTCGCAGGAAATGTTCCTAAAAATTGGGATAAGGAAATTCCAGAAAAAGAGTATTTTGATCAGGTTAGAAGGGTTAGCAAAAACCAAATTATATGGGGCGGGAATTACTTTCCATTACCTCCAACCCAGTGTTTTGTTTTCTGGTATAAGCAAAATCCTGTACCTAATTTTTCAGATGGAGAGCTTGCGTGGACTTCGTTTAGCGAACCGGCAAAATGTTTTCCATTCAAATACTACGGTAATTTACAAGGATTAACTTCAGCCGACAAAAAAATACATATTTCGCAGAAGCCTATAGAGTTGTATGACTGGTTATTGGCAAATTACGCAAACCCCGGACAAAGAATCCTTGATACCCATCTTGGCAGCGGGTCTAGCGCCATCGCCGCTCATTACTTCGGCTGTGATTTTGTAGGCTGTGAGATAGATCCCGATTACTACCAAGCTGCAATGGATCGGTTTGACCGAGAAACCAGACAGCAGAGCTTTTTATAGGCATTAAGGGGGAAGTATGAACATACTAAAAGAGATTGAGCAGGAGGCCGCTAAAATCCGGGCTTACCTATGGGGCAAAACGCGGGTGTTTGTTTACTACGACGGGCAAGATATCGTGGTTAAGGATAAAATTTACTGCAGCGGTGGATTGCAGGCGATGGGGACTTATGACAAGTGGATGGATGATGCCAAGATACTGTCCAGGCTAAAGGGCCACATCGACAGCCTGATCACAAATGGCCATATCCCCAGCAGCTTAGGGAAATATTCTGAACTCATGCGAAAAGATGACATATAGAAATAATCAACTATAATCATAAGGGGAATCTATGAACCATTTGGACAGAATAGAAATGTACGGACATGAACGCTCAGACCAACCAGAAAGCCTACCAGGTGCGGCTATATTGCGCGCAGGGCTTCCCTCGTCTTGTCTGGGTGGCGCCTGGTGAGATCGCACGTTGCCCTTGTGCCGTCTGTAAAGCGGCCCAGAAAGCGCGACAGGCACCACATTACCGATATTCTGAAAAAGTGGGGGATCTGGTGTAGTCGGCTTGAGGATGATATTTTCTCATCCGGAAAGTCAGTATTGAATGATTTCATAGAATATCGAACGGCAGTTAGTAGCGGCGCCCGTGATTTTGCACCCTCCTATTATCCCGATCATGAGGTCACAGACCTGCACCGGCGGATTGTTAAACTGCCCGATGAGGATAAGGATATATTAGTATATTACTATGTTGCCGGGTGCTCTTACGGGGAAACGGCGATCCGTATCGGCAAATACAAAATGTATGTGTGTCGGAAAATCAATACAATTATCGATGCGCTGGTTTGATCTTTGTTACGGTTATGGTAGAATAGTATTAGGGTCGTATTATGCCCCTGCAGTAAATGAATCTAGTCACATTCCTCCGTGACATCTTGCCCCGACCTATTCGGGGCTTTTTTATGGGTGAGCTATGAACGAGAAAGAATATCAGGAAGCCGCAGACGCCTTAGTATTGGGCGCTTACGTTGATGACAAGCAGATCAGCGAGGAAGAATTGGAAGAATTGGAAGGGCTGATGGCCGATCAATATATGGCCAATGAGGATGGCGAATAATTATGGCCGATATAATTCCTATTCGCGGTGATAGTGTGCGCAATAAGGATGGTTCTGTAATGCTTTGTATTAAAGGTAAGCATTATTTATTCAAGGAAAACAAGGCTATGCGAGCATTATCCGGGGTTGGTATATCGGGTAAAACTATAGTTAATTTAATCGATAAGTGAATCAACCTCACCCTACCACTGCACAGCGTACGATCCTATGGTTCATTACGGGCGCGCGGCATCAGTGGACCAGGGGAGCTAATACCATGAAGACCGGGATCCGGTGGATCCAATGCACAATCTGAATAGCATTACAAATATTCTGTGAATATGAGGATGGGCTTGTGGCCAGGAAAAGCAGTTATAAACCAGAGTACGCATTACAGGCCGCAAAGCTAACCAAGCTAGGGGCTATTGATATAGAACTGGCTGATTTCTTTGAAGTTAGCGAGAAGACTATCAATAATTGGAAAAAAAACTTTCCTGAATTCTTACAGTCCTTAAAACAAGGCAAGGACGAAGCGGATACAAGGGTTAAGCAGGCGCTTTACCATAGAGCGATAGGCTATTCGCACCCAGAGGACAAGATATTTAACAATGGCACCGATGAAGGGCTTGTAGTGCCCACAATCAAGCATTACCCGCCTGATGCTACATCTTGCATATTCTGGCTTAAGAACCGCGACCCGGAGAATTGGCGCGAGAATAAAGACGACTCAGGGGGGCATGCCGACCTTATTGCGTTATTCGATAAGATGGCTGACAAGTTGCCGGGATGAGTGTTCGGCTCAATAGAGAGCTTGCCCGGTGGTATGAATTAAAAGATATCCCTGAACAAATCAGGCTAATCACCGAAGATAGGCGGATTAAGGTAATACCGGCAGGCCGTCGATCTGGCAAAACAGAACGCTTTAAGCGCAAGATTGCCAAAGAGGCCATGAAAAACCCTAATGAAAAATACTTCATGGGCGCGCCAACGCATAACCAGGCTAAAAAGATATTCTGGGATGATATCAAGGCGCTGACTTTTTCCTCTAAACACCCGAAGCAGCCTAGTGAGACTGACAAGATTATATTCATGCCTAATGGCACTGAGATCCACTTAATCGGCCTGGATAAACCGGCCAGATTTGAGGGGATTAACTGGACGGGCGGCGGGATTGATGAGATTGCCGACTGTAAGCCTGAAGCATGGGAATCAAACATCTTTCCGGCACTGAATACGGTAGATCCGACGCGCCCTGATTATCGCGCCTGGTGCTGGCTGTTCGGGGTCCCGGAAGGGTTAAACCACTATTACGATTTAGCCCAATACGCACAATCAGCCAATGACCCGGATTGGGGCTTCTATCACTGGATAAGCGCGGATATATTACCGCCTGATGTAATTGCAGCCGCAAAGCGGCAGATGAGCGCAAAACAGTACCGGCAGGAGTTTGAGGCCAGCTTCGAGACCGCAGTCGGGCGCATTTATGAGGATTATTCAACCGCGAACCATACTGATCGAGTAATACAGAAGCATGAACAATTGCTGTGGATGCACGATCAGAACTACACCCCGCTATCAAGCGCGATAGGAATCAAGGATGAAGATGACGTCTATTTGCTTGATGAGATTGTGTTAACTTCTGCGGTATCCAGGCAATCAGCTTTAGAGTTTGTGGAGAAGTACAAAGATCACGACAACAAGAACGTCCTGTTATATGGCGATCCAGCAGGCAAAGCAGGCGAGAAGCATGCCCACGAATCGGATTATACCCAGATCGAGGAAGTTCTTAAAGAACACGGATGGAAGTATTCGAGACGAATCAAGGCCGCCCATCCTGCTATTAAGGACAGACAAAATGCGGTCAGGGCTAAGATATGTACAGCCGATGGCCATAGGACGCTATTCGTAAACCCAAGCAATGCGCCCTGGTGTGATAAGGGGCTGGCCACTGTGCAACTACAGAAAGGATCTTCATTCCAGGAAGACCAGACCAACCAATACCAACATATCAGCACAGCTATCGGCTACATGATTGATTATGATTATCCGGTGAATAACCCGGCATTTGATATCAGCGTAAGATTTGCACGTTAACCCATCTGTGATGGAATCCAGGCCGGTGGCCATCGACTCAATGAGGTTACATTATGCCGGTCAGTGATCAGCATCCAGAATTTGAAAAGTATGAACCGCAATGGCAGAAAACGCGGGACTGCGTGGAAGGGCCGTCAGCGGTTAAGGCTAGAGGCGTTACTTATTTGCCCATGCCGAACCCGGATGATCAGAGTAATGAAAACAAGTCCCGTTATAACGCGTATAAGGCGCGGGCCAATTTCGTCAACTTTACGAAACATACCAAAACCGGGATGGTTGGGCTTGTATTCCGGAAACCGATGAAATCCGAGCTGCCGTCTAACATCGAATATCTAAAGGATGACGCCACAGGGGGCGGGCTATCGCTAGAACAGCTAGTTAAGAGTGTTCTAGGCGGTATTTTAGAAACCGGACGCGACGGATTGCTGGTTGACTACCCTGCAGCAGAAGAAGGGCTTACAGCGGCCCAAGTGCGTGATATGGATCTAAGGGCCAATATTCTCAATTACCCTGCTGAGTCGATTATCAATTGGGATACAGAGGTAATCAACGGGGTCCGCAAGCTGTCACTGGTAGTCCTCAAGGAGCCCCATAAGAAATACGCTGAAGACGGCTTCAGTTATGAGCAAGTGACGTGGTACCGCGTACTGTGGAAACCCAACGGTTCCTACATGCAAAGCCTGTTTGATGAGGATTACAACCCGGTGACTGAGTTTGTGCCACGCAAGGCCGATGGGTCATTGTGGAGTGAAATCCCCTTTATCTTCGTGGGTGCTGAGAATAACGACGAAACAGTTGACGAAGCGCCACTGTATGACATGGCCGAAATCAACCTGGCGCATTATCGGAATAGCGCCGATTATGAAGAAAGCTCATTCATGGTGGGTCAGCCTGTCTTGACCGTTGCCGGCCTAAATGAGACGTGGGTAAAAGATGTGCTAGGCGGAACTGTCAATCTTGGTTCCAGGGGCATAATCCCCTTGCCTGTTGGCGGTGACGCAAAACTGTTACAAGCTAACCCCAACCAGATGCCAGCTGAAGGCATGAAAGATAAAGAAGCCCAGATGATCAAGATCGGGGCGCGTATCATTCAGGACAACACGGGGAACGAGACCGCAGAGGCGGCCAAAATACGATTTGCCGGCCAGAATTCGCAGCTTGCTTCAATTGTCGGCAATATCACTGATGCGCTTGCTAAGTGTATTGGCTGGATATTCGAGTTTATGGGCGGAGAATCTGGATTTGAGCTTGAAATTAACACCCACTTTTATGATGTGACATTGGATGCGCAACAGGTTATGGCGATGATCCAACTAGCAGACCGTGGCGATATTGCGAAGACCGATGTCAGGGACAACCTCAGGAAAACAGGCTGGTTAAGGTCAGACAAGACCGATGAGGAGATTGACGAAGAAAACCTGAGTAACCCCGCGACTATCCTATGAGCGCGACGACGTACGCGGTCGATGCCCTTACTCGGCATCAGGTTTATCTGCACCGGTACGGGTCCGGAGAGATTAAAAAGCTCTTGCCCTTTCTCAAGGATATGTTGAACGACGTAAACCGGCGGATATTGCAAGAGTCTTTTACAGAGTTTCAGATGGGGCGGCTGGCAGTATTACAGCAGGATCTATCCATCCTGATTAATGAGTCTATGACCAAGTTAAGCGGTCAGTTATCGCTTGATCTGGTTGACCTGGGGGAATATGAGGCGAGCTTCACCCAGCGGCTATTAAACAAGATGATAACCATTGAGTCAGCAGGGGTCACGATTGACCAACTTACTGCGGCTATTAATAATACGCCGATGACCCTGATCAGCGGGAAGTCAACACAGAAACTCACTGTTGACCAGGCCGTGAAGCATTTAGCCGGAACCACGACCAGCAATATAACCCGATCAATCCAAATGGGCATTGCAGAAGGTAAGACAACTGACCAAATTAGTCGGGAAGTGACCCGAATTGTCACCCATCGCACACGCGCCCAGGCAAGCGCGGTGATTAGAACTGCCGCGAATCATACCGGTACGGTTGCCAGAAAGCAGGTATACCAAGAGAATTCAGACGTTATGGACGGTGAGGAGTTTATCGCCACACTCGATGACCGTACCACCTTAGTATGCGGTGGCCATGACGGAAAGCGATTTGCACTGAATGAAGGCCCGGAGCCCGCACTGCACTTCAACTGCCGCAGTATTCGTGTCCCTGTAGTTAATGATGCGTTTGTTGTAGGTGGTTTGAAGGGTGCGCGGCCATCTGTCGGAGCCGATGGGGGCCAAGTGGTATCAGCCCAGTCTACTTATGGCGGGTGGCTGAGAAAGCAACCAGCAGCCTTTCAGGATGAGGCACTGGGGCCAGAACGGGCAAAACTATTCAGGAATGGTGGGCTGTCCATCGATAAGTTTACGGATGATCGGGGCATAACGTACACCCTCGACCAACTAAAGGGGCTGGAGCCTCAAGCATTTGAACGAGCAGGAATTATTTAACTAACGGCCAGTGGCCAGGTCTGTGACCAGGAGACATATCATGTTTAAGTATCAGGCAAGAAAATATCGGGAAGAAAGCAGCGGAGAAGGTGGCGATGATAGCGGAAAGACTGCCCCATCTGTTGAGGAACTTCAAAAGCAGCTTGAAGATATCCAGTCCCAATTCGGTAAGGTAAAGAGTAAAAATGAAGAATTGCTGACCGAGGCAAAACAGGCCAAGGAAGCAAAGCGCAAGGCGGAAGCTGAAGCAGCAGCCCAGGCGGAAGCCAAAGCTAAAGCTGATGGCGATCATGAACAACTGTACAAATCCAGCGAGGCCGCTCGATTGGCTCTTCAAGCGGACCATGAAAAGCTCAAGGCCGATATTGCCGACGGTAAGCGTAAAGTCGCGGCTGATAAGATTGCTCATCAGTTAGCGGATGGAACCAATGCGGAATTACTAGCCGAATTTATCTTAAAACGGGTTGGGTATTCCGAAGATCAGATAAAAGTACTAGACCAGACAGGAGCCTTGACCGTGTCAAGCCTAGACGATCTAGAGAATGAGTTCAGGAACGACGCTCGTTATGCGGCGCTCCTGAAAGGTAATCAATCCTCTGGTGGTAGTGCTACCGGCGGCTCTAATGGCAGCGGTGCTGCGAATGGCAATAAACCACTCACAAGCACTCAGAAAATCGCTGAGGGCCTTAAAGAACTTTAATAGTTAGGAGCACACAATGGCTACACAAACACTTGCGGAAGCGCAGAAACTCATCAATAACCAGATTATTTCTGGCGTTGCTGAGGACATCATAACTACATCCCCGATCTGGCAGGTTATGCCCTGGACGCCTTATGACGGCCAGGCCATTCTCGTCAATCGCGAAAACGCACTCGGTGACGCAGAACATCTCGCAGTCGGCGGCACCATCACGGCAAAAACAGCTGCAACCTTCACCCAAACGCCATACACCGCAGTCACTACTATTGGCGACGCGGAATTAAACGGCTTGGTTGCTGCTCAGTCCGGCTCTGCCGGTGTTGATCAGATGGCGGTTGAAATCAGCTCAAAAGCTAAGTCGGTAGGTCGCTTACTCCAGACCGGTATCGCAACTGGGACGGGCGTATCCCCCGAACTTCATTCATTGCATACCCTGGTGGACGCGACCCAATACACCACCGCGTCGGCTGGTCAGGCATTGTCTTTCGCTTTGCTTGATGAGCTTCTGAATCTGGTCAAGGCCAAAGATGGTGAGGTTGATTGGGTCATGATGCCTGGCCGCACTCTGCGATCATACAAGGCTTTAGTCAGGGCGCTGGGTGGAGTTAATGAAGTCATGACCTTTACCATGCCGAATGGCACCACTCGGAATGTGTCGGTTTATGAAGGCATACCGGTATTCCAGAACGACTATCTGTCTGTCACTGAAACCGCGAACGGTGCTGCACTGACTACCGGGGCGCTTACCTCCGTATATGCGGGCTGTTGGGATGACGGCACTCAGAAAGTGGGCGTATCAATGATTCACCCGGCCGGAACCCCTGTTGGTATCGCGGTTGAGAATGTGGGCATGGCGGAAACCAAGGATGAATCCATCGTTCGTGTTAAATCATACTCGAACTTTGTTCAATTCAACCGTCGCGGGACTGCCCGCCTGACCTCAATCAACAACTAAGGGGATCAGTAATGGCTAATGAAAGCAAACCAAAGCAGGCGCAGCCAAAGAAAATAGAGGCTGACTACCCTGTTTCTGATGCGAATAAGACCCTGTGGGGCGTTGACTTTACTGCAGAGGGCGAGGGCGAAAAGGCCCGCTATGTGGCGAACGTTGATGGTGATACCGCAGAAAGTCTGATTTCATCAGGACGGGCAAAACCTGCTAAGTAATATAATGCGCCCTCTTAACTGGGGGCGCTTTATTTTTAATTGCATAGGACACGAGCAATGGCAACCATTGTAGTAGAAGACGGGAGCGGGCTGACCAACAGCAACAGTTATGCGTCAGAGGCCGAATTAACTACTTATGCCACAGACCGAGGCGTTACCCTAACAGGTACTACATCAGTGCTACTTATTCAGGCGATGGACTTCATCGAGGCCCAGGATTTCAAGGGGAATAAAGGATCGGAGTCTCAAGCCTTACAGTGGCCGCGTGATTACGTAGTGATTGATGGGTATTACGTAGACGGTGACGAAATCCCCACATTATTAAAACAAGCCCAGATGGAAACCTGCATCGGTATCGATGGCGGAGTGAATCCGCTGGCAAATGTTCCACGGGAAACCAAGAAAGAGAAGGTGGACGTTTTAGAAGTTGAATATATGGATGGGGCCAGGAGCCAGACCTATTTGCAGGCCGTCCATACAAAGTTGAGAAAATTACTCAAGAATAATGGTGCGTTGAAGGTGATCCGTGTCTAGTTTCTATACAGGATTAGCCGGCGTTGCATCCCAATTACTGAAAGACAAGGGGCAAAGTCTAACACTTACGCGCGCTGTAGATAGTAGTTATGATCCGGCAACCGGAATTACCACGCCGGGTATCGCAACTACCTACACAGGATATGGGGCCGCGTTTAACTATATGGCCGGGGAGATTGATGGCACTTTAGTTCAAAACGGGGATATCAAGTTAGTCCTGGAAGCCACTGATACGGCACCTGAGAAGGGCGACACGGTTCCAATTGATAGCATTACCTACCGGGCGGAAGACGTGAATACTATCTCACCGGCCGGCACACCGGTTATCTACATATTGCAGTTGAGAAAATGAGCTTTTCCAGCGACATCAAACGATTTAATGACAAGGTGGACAGGGCCGCTTCTGCCATATTCCGGGGAACGGCTTTAGATTTAGCCAGTAAGGTCATCAGACGCACACCAGTTGGCAACCCAGGGGACTGGAAGAGCCCGAATTCAGCGCCGGAAGGCTATGCTGGCGGGGCGCTGCGGGGTAGCTGGATTGTCAAGATCAACACGGTCCCCACAGGAATTCCGGGGATAAAAGACAAATCAGGCGCTAAAACAATAGCTGCAGCGGCAGCAACGACAGCAAGAGCCAGGATCGGGGATACAGTATTTTTAGTTAATAACCTTCCTTATGCGCAGGCTGTCGAGGAAGGCCATAGCCAAAGGCAAGCCCCACAAGGCATGGTTGAAGTCACTGTTGCAGAATTCAAATCCGTAGTCTCGGCCAGGGCCAGGAAACATAAAGTATGACTATGTTTGTGGATATTAATAACGCACTTAGCGGGCGACTGAACGCAATGGCCGGATTACCGCCCGTTGCGTGGGAAAACAAGGCCTATGATCCAGAAATCGGGACGTTATATCTCAGGGTAACGAATATCCAGGGGGATACTCAGGCGTTTACCCAGGGGTCAGTTAATGATGATTTGACTATTGGGATCTATCAAATTGACGTATTTGCCGAGGCCGGATCCGGGCGTAATGATGCCCTTGTGATGGCTGACAAAGTCGCTATCCAATTCAAAATGGACACCGAGATTAGCTCAGGTACGGCACTTGTGAGAGTGCGGAGCGCAAGCCGGGGGGCGGCTATCAACAACCCGGATGGCTGGTATCAGGTTCCCGTTTTAATCACATACGACGCTTACAGCACACGGAGATAGCATGAAACCAATCAAATTATACCCGCCAGGGGGCGGAACCCCCATCATCCCGCACCCTTCCAAACTCAAAGAAATGGAAGACAAGGGGTGGACACGCGAAACACTGAAACAACCCAAGCAGGAGAAAAAGCATGGCAACTCATACAGGTAATGGCGGAATAGCCAAAATTGGCGCGAATACAGTCGCAGAATTTCTGACGTGGTCACTCACCGAGGGCGTCAATATTATCGATGACACTGTTGCGGGTGACGCATCGGATACCCACCAGTCCGGGACTACCAACTGGAGCGGTTCTGTGAACTGCTATTGGGATGAAACTGATACCACGGGCCAGGAAGCGATGACCATCGGCGCATCGGTTGAGCTCCATCTGTTGCCGGATGGCGCAACCACGGGCGACATTGATTTTAATGGCACCGCCACGATCAACAGCATCGAGCGATCTACCGCAAACAATTCCATCGTGACCGCGAATTTTTCATTCACCGGCAATGGCGCATTAATTCGTTCTGTGCTCGCATAAGGGGGTTTAATGAATTATAAAGACTTATTTACCGCTGAAGCTCACGAAAAAGGCGCAGAAATGCAGGTTAAGGGGCCGGATGGTAAGCCCCTTGATATGTATATCACTTTAGTGGGCGTTGATTCGAGAGCATGGCGGGCCATTCTCAATGAATCACGCCGGGAAACATTGCTGGGCGGCGATCCTATCGAGACAGAGGCCGAAGGCTATGCCAAGGCGAGTCTTGGATGGCGTGGGTTCGAGGACAACGGAAAAGAAATCCCGTTTTCTTTCGATGCGGTCAAACAATTATATATGAATGCTCCGTATGTGAAAGACCAGGCTGACGCCTTCATCACTTCCCGGTCAAATTTTACGCAGGGTTAGCAAACGACCTGATAAAGTTTGCTGAGTGGACTTTCCACGCTTATGGGTACGATAAAGGCTGGGATATTCCGCGAATAGAGGCATGGGGCAGGATCAAAAAGGACACCGGCAAGGTTGTCAAAGAATTGGAGTCTCAACCCGTCCTTGATAGCAATCTGGTCTATATCTGGGACTATTACCTGGACATCAAAAAGGGCTGCGATACCGTGGGCTATTTAGAAATAGATGCTTTTCAACGGGTTGCGGGTGTTGATTTTACGCCGTGGGAAGCTTCCATGATATTAGAACTCGATAAGGTTAGGAAAGCTAATGGCTGATGATATCGCAAAACTTGGCATTGAGATCAAATCCGGCGATATTGTTAAGGCGCGACGTGAGTTAGATCGCCTTGAAAAACAGTCCAAAGAAAACGTCTCCGCGAATAAGAAGCTAAGAAGCTCATTCACCGGGCTGGGTACAGCTATCGGTGCGCTGGGTCTGGCCGCCGGCATCATGAAGGTAGTCAGGGCCACCGCTGAACAGGAGCGGGTTGTGGCCCAATTAGACGCGGCCATACGCTCAACCGGGGCGGGGGCCGGGTTTACTTCTCGTGAACTGCAGGACATGGCCGGTTCCCTCCAAGATGTGACCACATTCGGGGACGAGGCTATTATCGGGATGCAGTCTATCCTGTTGACCTTCACCAGCTTAAAGGGGGATATTCTTCCCAAGACCACCCAGGCCGTTTTAGACCTCTCCGCCCGCATGGGGCAAGACCTCACCTCCTCAGCCCTGATGCTGGGTAAGGCATTAAATGATCCGGTTGCTAATCTAGGCGCTCTAAGCCGGTCGGGGATCCAATTCTCAGTTGATCAGAAGGCCATGATTAAATCGCTGGCTGAATCGGGACGGCTGGCAGATGCTCAAACTATTATTCTCAAGGAATTAGAAACCCAGTTTGGCGGGTCCGCTAAAGCTGCACGAGACACGTTCGGCGGGGCCATCAAGGGGTTATCTAATGCAATGGGTGACTTGCTGGAAGGCAAGGGCGGGAGTCTGACTGACGCAAAAGAGTCAATCGAAGAATTGACTGCGGTCATGAAAGACCCTGGCACAGTTAAGGCTTTTTCAACGATCACCTCCGGCATCGTCTCAATGACCTCAGCCCTGGCTAAAGGGGTTACGGCCTTAGCTGAATTCGGAGACAAATTCGGGGTCAATCTTTCCAATACCATCACCCCATCGATTGACGCGCTGCAGCTTCTCGATCAGCGCATGGCAGAAACTACCCGGTTAATCGAAGAACAAAACGCGGTTATTGAGGACAAGGGGTTTTTCGGGTTAGGTGGATCAACTCCTGAAGAAATCAGCGAAGCGAAAGCGAGAATAGATGCGCTAAATGGAACCCTGGAGCGTCAAGCAGAAATCCGCACACGACTATTAGCGCCAGGTGAGGAGGGAGCAACACCGGAAAGCGGAGCGACTGCATTAGGCGCGCCGGCACTCGGATTAGAGGAGAAATCCGTTGTTGAGCTTGATCAGGAAGAAAAAGACAAGCTGACCCAGCAGGAGAACGAACATTGGGCCAGAATCAATGAAGAACGCATCAAAGGCTTGTCCGCGCTTGAGCAGTTCACGTCGATGTCATACAAGAAACAATCGAAAACCGTTATTGGTGAGCTTGCTAATATGACAGCAGGCGTGGCAAATTCTAATAAAACAATGTTTAAGCTAAACCAGGCTGCCGGTATTGCAAACGCAATTGTAAACACCTATACAGGCGTTACGCAGGCACTTGCAGCATATCCACCGCCTTTATCGTTTGCAATGGCTGCGGCACAGCTAGGCGCAGGGCTGGCACAAGTTAGCGCGATCAAATCTACAACATTCGGGGGCGGCGGCGGGACTGCCCCATCTCTGGTTGGATTGGGCGGCGGCTCTGACACTGTCAATACTGTCGGAGTAAATGGCCAAACCGCAGAACAATCAACCCCCACACAAGATTTTACTTTCAATGTTTCCGGCTTAACTACCCCTGAAACAATGCGCGATTTACTGGATGGCCTATTTGAACAGCTTGGCGACGGGTACACGGCAGAGGTTAATTTAGTATGACATCGTACATCGGCCACACTAACAAGATAGAAGACGCCACCAGTATCACGGTCACTAGCGAGGCTACCGGATTCGAGAAAGAAAACGCTTATGATTGGTTTTTATATGATTGGTGGAAGGCATCCGCAACAGGAACAATTATATTTGACATTGATCTAGGGGCATCAGTTGAGGTCCAGTCCTGGGGTGTGGCTGGCATGAATTGGGGAGACGGAACAGGCCCAGGGTTTTTGCAATATTCAGCTACCGGCGCATGGGCAGGGGAACAACTCACAGCCGACAATTATGGTACCGTTTATGCCGATGCCGTTATATTTAACATTTTATCAACCCCGATCACCGCAAGGTATTGGCGGATCGCTTACACCGGAACGGGCGGACCATACCAGGCAGCCCAGCTCTTTTTAGGTGATGCTTTAGCCCTTCCATACGGTCCGCGTATTGGATCAACGTCACCACATGATAGCTTTGAAGATGAGATCCTCAATAATATGAGTGATGGCGGTTTTAATCTTGGGCGGTCGGTTTACTCCGAGGGCGTCAAATTCACCATTTCACAATCGAAAGTAGCTAAAAGCTGGGTAGACTCAAATTGGGCCACGCTTTATGAAGCTATTCGATCTCATGCCTTCTTTTATGTCGAGGATCAGGAAAACAACCCAACCAAAGCGGCGTTCTGCTGGACTGATGGCAAGATCAAAAAGCCATCTATAGAAGCCAACGCAGCCGATCCATTGATGAGTTTTTCTATCCCTTGCCGTGGCATAATTGAATGAGCTATGACCTAGAAAAGTTAAAGGCGGGCCGTAAGCCCGTTTCCAGTTGTGAACTGGTTCAGGATTTTTGCGCGTTTGAGTATGGGCAGAGTTATGAAAACCTTTTAATGTATTCAGAAGAATTCAGTAATGCCGCATGGAGTAAAACAGTCACGGTCACAGAAAATGTAATTTTAGCCCCTGATGGAACGCTCACAGGGGATAAAGTTGAAGACATCAATGCTGTCTCGCCTCAATATATTGTTCAAACTACACCCACATTTACACCCGATTGGATTGAGAGAACCGCCTCAGTCTATGTGAAAAAGGGGGATTTGAGCAGAATATTTTTCTGGTTCAGTTATTATGATGGTGCTGCCTACGATAGCACGAGTGGGTGGATCGATTTCGATTTGGGTATCATTATCCCCCATGTCGGGGAAGCAGTACAAATTGAATACATAACAGATGGCTGGTTTAGGGTATGGGCATCTATCCAAAACGACGCAACGAATGATCGATTTTCCTTGCGTGTGCAGGGTAAAAACTGGGGGGAAACAGAAACGGGGTACTGGTATCAGTGGGGCGGCCAAGCAGTCGAAAGCAACAAGCCCGGCCATTATGTGAAAACCACTTCAGCTGCCGCGACAGCCGGGTGCTCGGCATCTAATGCAAAAGCCAATTTAATCACGTATTCAGAGCAGTTCGATCACGTAAATTGGGGTAAAGTAAGACTGAGTGTGACCCATAACGTCGCGGGCGCGCCCGATGGAAGCTTAACCGCAGATCAGTTAGTATTTACAGGCGTAGCTGATCCTTACATGCAGCAATCTTCCGGCACATTAGACCCGTCCGGTAAAACCTACACGATATCGGTATGGGCCTATGCTCCTGCATCACAACCAAAAGAAGCACAATTATATATTTATGGTAACAGTGCTCTTGAGTCGAAAGAACAAAAAAATATAACGCTAACAACAAGCTGGAAACGATATTCCATATCAACAACATTCCCGGCATCCGCAAGTTCCACCGCAGTCAATTTTCGATTTGATGGGCCGCCCGCCCCATCTGCAGGAGAATACCAGTTTATATGGGGCGCGCAACTTGTCGAGGGTGACATCCCTGGCAATTATTATAAAACAGAAGCCACCGCCCACACCGGATCAATTGGAATAGAGTGCTGTAACACATGGGCCACCTGCGAAGTACAGGCAGATTATAAAAAACATCTGAAAGGCTACCGGCATTCACAGCCTACCCATCCGATAGCCCCAGGAACAATCCCCTGCATAGTTGGTGAGCCTCGATTCACATCAGCCAGGGCCGAACCGGATAAGGGTTTGGGCGTAAGGTCACAAGTTAATATAACCCTAAAAGATTTCACTCACCATGATCGCGGCGTCGATCCATACGTATCAGGAAGAACCTATAACCCATCAACCCAAGGTACTTACTGGGGGAAGTGGTTAGCCCGTAACCCATATTGGGAAAGTCGGACATTATTAGTAAATACCGGGTATCACACCGACTCAGGCATAGTGATCCAAACCCGCGCCTATATTATTGATTCAATATCCAGTAACGGTGAAACGATTGCCATCAAGGGTAAGGATGTTCTAAAGCTGGTTGATAGCGATAGGACCAAGATCCCAACTATTAGTGAGGCCGCCTTATTAGCTGATATCACAGCAGCAGCGGTATCTTGCACATTAGATGATTACGACCAACTCCCTGATGATTCAGGCGTGATAACCATTGGCGATGAAACAATGGATTACGTCAAGGTTGGGACTCCAGCTACAAGCCTCACCCTGTCAAACCGTGGCGGGTATAATACAGAAGCCAGCGACCATGAAGCGGACGATTCTGTACAGCACGCCTATATCCCGAGCCAAAACATCGTCGATGAGATATTTGACGCTCTGCATATTTATGGCGGAATCCCTAAAAGCTACCTCCCATACGACGCGAAGCAAGACACCCCGACGGGGGTAGATGACGAGTGGGATCTTGAAAAAGATTTGTGGTTCAGCGGGCATACTTTGGGCGGCATGATCACCGAGCCTATTGGCGTTAATGAATACCTAAAAAATATCACCGAGAATGACCAGGCTTTTTTGTGGTGGGAGGAAGTCGATCAGGAAGTTAAACTAAAGGCGAATATGCCGCCGGCCAGCAATGCTGCAGTAACTGACATCACTCAAAACTCACACCTGATAAAAGATAGTGTAAAAGTCAAGGTATTACCTAGCAAGCGGATCTCTCAAGCGTGGGCGCATTATAACCGGATCAACCCGAATGAGGACGATAAAAAGACAAATTATGCGGGCCACACCGCCAGGATTGATACTGATTCCGAAGGGGAAAACGAGACCGGGACAAGTAGGATCAAGGAACTATTTGCACGCTATTACACATCATCAGCGGTCCCTGGTGCAACGGTTAATAGATTGGTCAATAGGTATGCAATAGCACCAAAAGAAGTAAGTTTTGATCTTGATGCGAAAGATGACGCCATTAAAATTGGGTATTTAGCAGAAATCACATCAAGACACCCGTTATTGCAATCAACAACTGGTGAAAGCGCGCCGACTCAGATCCAAATAATCGAGAAGCGCGAAGTTAAGGCAGGCCATCTATATACATATAAAGCAATAACTAGCGTCTTCTTGCATCGTTATGCCTTCATAGCGCCAGCTGGAACGCCTGATTATGGATCGGCAACCGATGAACAGAAACGAAAATATGGATTTATTATTGCAACAGGCGAGAGAAAATTCAGCGACGGGGGAGGTTTTTATGCCATCTTATGATCCCGATATATCAACACTTGACGAATATGGCGGTAAATGATGACAACCGAATCAGTAATAACAGCCGGACAAATTGATGCCGACAGCGCGCTTGATGTTACCCTGGCGTCTGCATGGACTTATAATTGGATCGCGGGCTTTGAGGGCAATTCAACAAACAAAGTAGCTAATGCCGCGCTCGCTTCCCATCCGTGGGGGCAGGCTGATTTAAATACAACCATTGGCAATATTTCAACCACCTCGACGACTGGTGGTAGCCAAACCTTGCCGGGCGGCGAATACGGCTTTTATCCGAATATCAGAATCTCCAACTCATCAGGAATCGCGGCATGGGGGTACAAATATTCTTCTGGCTTGGGTGTTGAAGCTGCAACTAATCCTTCTACCACGTATTTAGCGCGGGCTTATCTCGCCACCAATAACGCCTCCTTCACGGCTGCGATGCAGACCCGCTATTTTAATGCATCCCCCCCTTATGATTACGGCGACGGTCAGGTCGGACGGACCATTTTTGCGGTAGTTGACACAGCAACAGGCGCGGTTGAATTCGTCTATGCCGCACTCGAAGCCCCATGGCATTACAACGGTCCGACTAACATTGCGGCTGCGTATTACAGGGATAATAAAATCCCTTGCCGGAAAGTTTCCTTGATGGAATACGATAAGATTGTGAATAACACTGATATCGTATCCATGTATAGCAACCCGATCACCCGTGACGAAGCCATATCAAAGTACTCAGATCAGGCTTGTGTCGAATTAGAGATCACGCAAGACATTAAGAATAAAGACATGGGGCTTGTCCCGCACCCCTTCCAAGGGAATGATATGACCGGTAAAGTGATCGTGATGCTTGACCCTGTTTCCGATTTGGCTTGGCAACTTGGCGAAATGCAGAAGTGCGGGGAAGACATTAATGAGTTGCTCCACCGCTCATACATTAATCTCGATAACACCCCGCTAACCAGAACAACCCCGGATGGGGTGATTGTGGTTGATGCGTCATGGAAAAACAGTAAACGTAAATAGTACCGATAGGTAATAGCTGGATCCCCCTCCAGGACAGAGGCGGTAAACAATCAGGGAGACAGATATATGAAAAATGAACGCGGAGCGCGGAAAATGGATAAACACTGGCCGGGGTTGATGTATGCGCTCATAACGGGTGTATTTCTGGCCATTATCGCCGGGTGGATGTCACAATCATCCATAAACGCGACTGTTACAACCGAGATGCAATATCTTCACTCAGTCGTTGGCCGTCATGAAGGTGAGATCAGCGGGTTTGATAAGGTCAATGAAACCCTGACCAGAATGGCGACACTGATGGAAGGCATACTCAGGAAGCAAAGCGAGATTGCCGCCGACACCAGAGCAATGAAGGAATGGCAAAACAAGCGCGAGGCCACCATTGATGAGGCCAGGGAATACATCAGGGAAAATAGACTTAATGGGATCAGGACAAAAGGCGGAAAGTAAGTGGTTGATCACCGATCTAAAACACAATTAACAATAATCGCGGGATTGATCGCATTGGTAGCATCAATCTCGACTGCCGGGACCTCAATTATTGTGAAGCTCATCGACAAGCCCGCCACAAGCGCCCAGGCCGAGAACCTGAACCGTCAACTTGATGCCTTTGAAAGGCTTCGACTTGAGGACAAAGTTCAGAGAAAAGAAGATTTGAACTCCGTAAGGGAAAGGCAGAACGAAATACGAGAGATGATTCTTAACCTCGAAATACCGCCCCCTGAAGTAAGGCTACTATTCGAGCAGAATGACAAACGCATGACCGCCATAGAGCAAGGACTGCATCGTAATTGGGCCGCCGATAGAAAGCACAGGGAAGACGAGAAAATTCATATAACCAAAGACCATCCACATTGAGGTGATCTATGCGTAGAATTGATTATATCGTTGTTCACTGCTCGGCTACCAAAGGCGACGTATCAGCTAAGACGATTGATTCATGGCACAGAGAGCGCGGATGGTCAGGTATTGGATACCATTACGTGGTACGAGAAAACGGCACGATTGAGGAAGGCAGGAAACTGGAAACGGCTGGGGCACATGTCAAAGGGTTCAACGCTAATAGTATTGGGATCTGTATGGCTGGCGGACTGAATGACCACGGGCAGGCATCTAACAACTTTTCAAGCTATCAATTCACTAGCCTTAGAAGTCTGATCAACGCATTAAAGGCGGCATTCCCAGATTCAATCCTTGAGGGGCATCGAGACTTTCCGGGCGTGAATAAGGAATGTCCTTGTTTCGATGTTAAAGAATGGTATTCCCACAATTAAAAGAGGCGAAATAAAATGGCATGGTACAACATATTGGGCGGACTCGTTAAGCCGATATCAGATGCTTATGCTTCAAGGCAGGAAAGGAAGACAATCCTTGGGAAGGCCAGGCTAGATCGTGACGTGGCCAAGTTTGAGGCAGAAGCAAAGGCACACCGCGAGGGAACCGCGCAGACGCATGAATATGATATGACGGCGCTTAAGAACATGAAGACCACTTGGAAAGACGAGTTTATCATGGTTATCTGGTTTACCCCGATTATCATGCTGTTCTTTCCTGGGCTACAGAACTATGCGCTGGTAGGATTCGCAAATATGGCAAAAGTACCTTGGGGATATTGGATGGTGATATTCGGTATCGTTGCCGCAACCTTCGGGCTTAAATGGCTGTTTCAGAATAAAGTTGAAAAGGCCATTAAATCCATAAACGCCCACAGCTAATCGACAGCATCAAATAGCGATGACAATATCTTCAAATACCGGACTATCTCGCGCCTGGGCGATTATTAGCCCCATGCAGCCACTTAAAATAGTAAATGGCTACAACATAGCCGCCATTACAGAAAGCGGCCAGAACCGGTATACAGTGGCTTTCAGTCATCCTATGGGTAATGCGAATTATTCCTATTACGGGACAGCGTCACGGCTTGCCCACAGTTTAAGCCAGGCCTTTTTCGTGCATATTCCAGGCACTCACAAGAAAACAGATCGGATCTTCGAATTTGCCATTGAAGACGATCAGTGTAGACCTATGAATGCTGGCGAAGTTACGTTAATTTTTAATGGTGATTAATATGGATGTGATTATCTACCCAGACGAGACCGGCATTGTGAAGGTGCTATCTATTGATCCCAGGTCAGGGATTGACTTACAGACTGCAGCAGCAACCTTGTTAACGCCAGATACGGTCTTCGAGATAGTTGACCATGACTCTCTGCCGTGGGATCAGCCGCGTGACGCGTGGGAGTGGGGCTAATGCCTGTCGTTGTTAATCTGTTTACCGTCGAGGAAATTGACAACCTTGACCGAATTAAGGCCATCAAAGGTGAAACCAAGATCCGATTGTTTGGCATTGCTACCGATGGCGGGGCAGTGGATATCGATAGTCTCAAATCATTGATCGATACCATATTCGCATACCTTAGAATGCTAATGCTTAATGCCGGGATTGATGATCTGTACATCAAGAAAGATAAGGAATTAACACCCGAGCAAATCGCACTAAAAGATGACTTCAGGGCAAAGCATGACATTATGTCCGCGATCTTGATTATGGAAGCTGATGCTATTGTGAACGGGGATAGCCTGGAAGCCTATAAGCTGGCTTTAGATACGGCGGGATATTAAAAAAAGGGGGCCGAAGCCCCCAAAGTTTCTTATTATTGTGGTCTGCCTTGACTTTTCATGTATTCACCGCACCAGTCAGTTAGCTTCACTTTGCGCCACGGCGGCGGATAGCGGTGGCATCGCATTTGTTTTAAGTCTGAAAGATGCTCACACCCTCGGCATACTTCTTTTCTGTAACCCATAACCCACCCCCTAAAACCGGTAATTATAAACCGCACTAAAGCCAATGGCGCTATAGTTACGGGTTATTGATTGTTCCCATCTCCATCCGGTTGTTTCGTAATCCCAATCATCAAGGTAAACAATAAGTTCCTCTGATATCTTCATTGATTTATAGCTTAAAGCAAAGCCAATATCTGAATGTTTTGTGATTGGCTGGATAAACTGGATACCGATAATACCTGCTATGGTGTTTTCATAATTTATTTCATATTCCTCGAATTGATGGTATTCGCCGGGAATAAAATCAAACTTATCATTGAAATAGTATTTCATGCCCTCAAGCGCGACATCATCGCGGTGTCTACCTTCATTCTCATGTGAAACCAAGTAATAACCTAGATGGCCGAATATTGATAGTTTTGGCGTTACTTTATGGGTTAATCCAAATCCAATACCCGTCATCGATAAATCACCGATGCCCCATAATGGGATGACTTGGGCAATTTCATGGCTTAGAAACACATAAGCCCCATTGTCATTTTTGTAATTGACCTGGATCCCCTGCCAGTTTCCGACTTGGTAGCGTTCTTCGTCTGCGATCCGGTTCCACTGGGTCAACATAACTTCAACTTCAGACGCTTGAACCGTCCCGATCATCATCAGTGCTATCAGTAGTATTTTCATCGTCTTCCCTCTTGTGTTGGTCGCGCCGGTCTTTGCAGACCTGGTGCAGGTAAGGCTTATCGTCGGGATGACACCAATCATTAAACTGAACCCAACCATCGGCTTTTTGCTTTGCCTTAAACGTGGCTTGGTATTTAGTATTGGGTTTCATCTCAGCCTCTATACACAAGATAGTATCTTACTAGTAATATATCAAGGGATTAATGATAGAAAATAATGGCACACTACATACCCCGTCAGACAGCACCAGAGCAGCAGGTGGGCGGCATGATCTAGCGTGGACGCATCAATCAACATGGCGGTAAGGGCGATAGCAGCCCCTATGAGGACGAACTGGACGAGTTTCAGCCAGAACCGGATCTCGATACAGGCTTGGTCAGAGATAATCAGGCTCATCCCTTGCGCCTCTGGACATCCAGCAGGGCCAGGACCAGCCCTGTTATATCCTCCTCGGCAATATAGAGCCTGCCCTTATCGCCATGAGAATCATAACCACGGATATAGATGAAGGTTTCCAGGTTCTTCGGAACCGCGACAGTCTGCCCCGGCTCTATCCCCCAATGTTTCCTTATTCTCAGATACCTTCCCATAATATTAGCCCTCTCTAATTCTATTCTAAGCCTGTGTAGGCGCTCTCTCAGCGCCCTTCTCTCTACCCCACTTATGACCAGCGCTAATCCAGAAACCACGCTGATTTAGCGCCATGCCCACGGCTAACATGTCATCTGGGGTCAGGCAGCGCCTATTCACCCCGTGTCGGCCCCTTCTGTGCTTATCGAAGGCAAAGGTAGAGTTAAATAGCTCATCGCAGGCCGAACATTGGCATTTATCACCGGTTAATTTCATTGTCTTGCCCCTTGGGTGGGATGATGCGGGTTCTCATTAATCGTTTAACCACTTACTAATTTGGTAGGCAGAGCAGGATTTGAACCTGCACGTTAACCCCGCCGATCTTGGGCACACGTTAACTTTCCCCGTCCCATAGCGTCTACCAATTCCGCCACCTGCCTATTAACCTCTTACTAACCGTATTTTCATCACTTCGTTAATCCATGCTTGATCATGAGCTAGAGTCGCCGGCCTCTTCCTGTTCACCCGAGACTCGCCCCCGCCCATGTACTTCATTCGTCTTTTACGCTCGCATACCCGACACCGTGAGGATAAGCACATTCTCCCCTTGGCTGCATTATGGTAAGAGTAGAAGGCGCTATCCGGCAGGAGTTCGCCTTTTGTCTCACACTCGGGGTTGCTGCACTTTTTCATGGCTAATACTCAATCACCACATGAGCGATCTTACCGTCCCGGATTAACTCAACGATCAGGGTAGCTTCGCTATTGCCGATTCCTTCCTTGATGAATGAGTCCTTGGCCGCTTTGTGGATCTTGGCCCGATGCGACTGGGCGGCCTTTTTCTTTGCTTCTGCCGCTTCAGCTTCGCGCTTTTTCTTTGCTTCGGCTTCCTGTTTGGCCCGTTCTTCGATAACCGCTTGGCGCCCACGTTCCTCGGCCTCCCTCACTTTCCTGTCAGCCTCCGCCTGGGCGGCAGCTTCAGCCTGTTTTGCCTTGGCTTCGGCTTCCTTTCTGATGCGCTCGGCTACCTCGGCAGCATGTTGGCGATCCCGCTCGGCCTTTTCCTCAGCTTCCTGTTTGGCCTTTTCAGCCGCCTCTTTCCTGATCTGTTCTTCCCGCTCCAGCCGGTCTCGTTCTTCCTTTTCCTTTCTCAGTCGCTCCAGTTCGGCCTGTTCGTCCTCATGCTTTTTCTGCTTCTCATGCAGCGCCTTGAGAATTTTGAGGGTATCGACCTTGGCCAGAGTCGCATCGGCCTTGCGGGTTTCAAACGCATCATCAACCTCCAGGGCTTCCAGTGTGATAATGCGGGTCATGAGTTGCTCGGATGTCGGAGTTTCAAATTCCCCAAACTGTACTAACCCATAAATCTCATCCACCTTTCCCTGTAGCATTTCAGCATGTTCGCGGATCGCGTCGTCGTGGGCCTTGATCTGGTCTTTGATCTTACCCTGAACTTCGAGCAATTCATCCTTGATCCGTTTGCGCTCGCCATCAATCAAGTCAACTTGCGCCTTTAATGGTGCCTTGAGTTCATCGTGTTTCTTATCCAAGGCGCTGATGACTTTGCCGATTGAATACTTGTCAGACCGGGCTTTCTTCTCATGTACCGGATCGGTCAGATCATAAACCACGTTATCATAGGTCTCTTTGAACTCAGCCATCTTGGCTTCAAATTCGCTGTACTCGGCAATTTGGGTTTCCATCTTAGAATTCCTCTAATATTTTTACGATTTTGTCTCTTTCATGAATTACTTCTGCTAGTTGCATTCCAAGAGTTCGGTGTAGTTTTAGATCAGGCTCTACTCTTACTTTCAGGCACGGAAGATCCGGATTGTGATAGTAAATATCCCACCAATCCCGTTTAGAAATAAACAGGCTCATTTGAAGTTGTGGGATGTAGTCCGGTTCAAGTTTTTTATATTTATACCAATAAAGCAGTGTATCCAGATGCAGTTTCGGCTTGTTTTTTGCCTCGAAACCTCCGTCGTCACTAATAAGGCCGTCCGGCGAACACAGATAGCGGTCTCCGTCGTCAACTATAAACGCTACCTGTTCTACTTCGTAGCCAGTTAATAGCTCGTAAGCCGCCCTTGACTCATCCTCCATCGCGTTCCCGTAATCTGTGCTATTATTCCCGCCCCAATCGTTTGCTGGCTTTCCTGTAAATATCTCCTTTGCAAGAAACTTAGCATAGCCTTTCATGCTCTTTGACGGCTCACCAGTTGACGTTATCAGCTTTGACGCATTGCTCGCTGATGGCTTGCCGATTTTCGCGGCGAACCATTCCGGCGTTTGTTGAGCTATATTTCTTTCAATCTTTGGCATTTTGTTTTCTCGCAGCAATGGCGTTATTCAACCGCTCAAGACAATATTCATACTTGTCAGCCCGGATTTGGCCGATAGAATCAATTTTGATGGTTTTCAGCCATTTCTCAAACCCTTTCAACGTTCCCGTTTCCGTTGCCGATGAATGCAGGGTATTAACCTGTTCTTCAGTAATGAACTCAACCGGCTCCGCTGCTTGCCCGTCATCATCAGTTCTATCCTTGGTGGCAACTCCTGCGGCGGCTTCCAGGGTATAACGCTGTAGATACTTCACGGCAGAACCTACGGCCTGGATATTGTTCTTTCCACCAGATTGATCGGGAGATGATTGAAGCGAGACGCGCTCACTATGCCCTTGCTCATGGGTAATGATGCAGGAGACTTTAATCAAACCCCCCTCGCCTTGTTCTGTCTCCCATGTAAAACTCAGGCCATGTTTACTCATTGCCTCTGCTAATGTGTTAGCGACATGATCAAGGGATGGATGGCTGTATTCTGTCACTCCCTTGCTGGTTTCGTAGCGTACATGCTTATTCTTGAATAATTCAGGCGGGTTAGCTTTGAACTCTGTCATGGCGCGAACATAGGCTTTCTTCGCCTCGTTAGCTTCCCACCGCTCCTGTAGTGCCATCAGCTTTTCAAGTTTATCCAGATCGGCATTTTGCTGGACCGCCATGTTAAGCATGTCCATCGGTGTAATATCAGCCTTTGCTAATGGCTTGGTTTCCGGTATTACTTTCACTTCAGTTGTCATTTCTTCCTCTCCTCTAATATCTTGATGCAGCGGTCTATGTCTTCTTTATGATCACTGCTTAAAGTAACCGCATAGAAGGTTTTGCCGCCAAAATTCATATAACCGCCTGACTTTTTAATTTTATTAGCCATGTGCTCAAAAGTTTCCCTCATAAACTGATCGTCCCTTTCCTCTTGAGTACGGTTATGGGCTTTACTCATAATCTGCCATCCTTCCACCAAGCCTCAAATTCTTCGTCCGTCATTCCTTTTTTATTCCAATCACGAAGACACTCCTTGACGCCAATGCGCTCACTAATCCAACGCATAATCTCAGACCGCCTTCCATTTCGGATATATTCGCTTGGCTCCGGATTAGGCAGATCATCAGGCCACTCAAAGCGGTTTAATTGACTCCACCAGGATGCCAGAACTGATTTGGTTGTTGCTTCCAATATCTCAATATCTTGTTCATTCATTCCCCACACCCTCCACATTCCCCCGCTGCCTTTGTCCTGTTTTCAAAGTCCACTTTCTGAAATTCGGCATTCGCCCGGTGGATCTTCTCAAGCCCCACATTGACATTGTTGGGCGTTCTGACCTCACCCATTAATATCCCTTCATAGAGTTGCTTGCACTGTACGGCTACTGCTAATAAGGTTTTCTCAGTCATCACTACTCTCCGCTAATAATTCAGGGTTTTCGTATATGTTGCCGATGATTTCAAGATATTTAGGAGCATTAAACTCTATCATCGCGAAATCGGTAAGGCATTCGCCCACAACAAAAGCCCCCTCATAATATTTAATTTCCCCAACCACCGAGGCTTGTCTTGAGTGCCTTACAATATCCCCCTCATATATCTCTTTACCGTTCTTATCGTGTAATCCGGTGTATTGCATGACCTCTATATCTTCATGGACAACCGGCATATCTACACAACCACCACACCCAGGCGGCCCGCAATGACACTCAAGTTCAATTGATATAGCGCGAGCAACACCATTGTAAAATTCAATAGTTGAGTCTTCGCCAGTATCGTAATCAGTAACCCATGCATGGTTATCTTTGTCCCACGCCCTGAATTTAATCTCCCTCATCACTACTCTCCTGTAGGGCATCTGTGGCCAGTATCTTTGCGTTAATGTCTCTAATCTGGTCAAAGGATAAAGTCAGGTACACTCTGCCCCAATCATTAGCCTTCACGAATATGCTGACCTCTTTGTCTTCCATATCAATGTCGATTTCATGATTATCTGCCTCGTACCACTCACTCATAACGCATTCCTCAGTGCTATCTCATGTAATATCCCGCTCACGATATATCCCAATGACCAGGCCAGTAAGAGAGCCAGGATGATGAGGGGTAGCCTGTGGTGGGGTTTAATCATTAGACAGTTCATAATCATCAGAAGCATCAGCTTCGCCAGTAGTACAAGAGAAGCACATCCCGTTGTCACCTAGTTTCCATACAGGTTCGCCGCACTCACAAATCCCCTTGTTATTTGCTAAGTGTTTATAATATTCCACATCCTTAACCCCATCATGAGCCATCAATTCGGCGGCTTCCTCTGGCGTGATAAAATTAAAATCTCTCGGTCCGCCCATCCTCAACCCTCCTTATCCCTGACCGCCTGTAAAGCGATCTCACGCATGTATTCCTGTAGTGACTCAACCATAGCCTGACCTGCTTTCTCAGGCTCACCGGCCAGCAGGTTAAGCCTGACAAGGTTTATGAGGTTAGAGTCGATAGTGTCCAGCCAATCTGGCCATATTTCCCATTCAAATTCATATGCCCATTGCGGAACCTCAGTACCTCGGTATGTTTCAAGTCTGCGGGCCGACAATGCAAACCTGATATAATCATCCACCTTGGCATCCATCTTGGCCTCTCTCACTTCCTCAGCTTCCATTTCAAGCTCCTCTTTTAATTCCTGACTGGCCAGGTGGCGGTCATAACTCATTTACTTATATTTCCTCTAAATGGGTGTTGTCAGGCATGGTTAATCCTGTTTTGGCTTGCCTTGGCATTTGTCTCTCGGCCCTTCGCACTCCCAGCATGGACTCTTGCCTTTGTTGATTTCGTCCATCACGACCATGCCGCTTAATAAACAAGTATCAGGCACATAACCCTGCATCTTTGCCAACTCAAGCATCAGATCATCGGTGTCGGCTGATTCTTGATTAAAGTAGTGCGGCTTCATCTCATTCCCCTCAATTAATCATAAAGTAGGTGCCCTGAACTGATTGGCCGGGCCAGCCGCTTTGTCTGTTGTCAGTCTCAACGACTTTGATCCAAGTCCGGTGCTTCGTATCATCTATTTAATTAAATACTGAATATTAGTGGTGGCTTATTGGTAACGGGCTTTGTCTGTACTGCTCCACAGAACCCCGTGCATGATAATCACCTCCTCGCCTTAGTTTGTAATAAACGTCTAACGCCTAGTAACAATAGCAAAGTATTTTCACCATTGCAAGGAAATATGTGCATAATAACTTGATTCTGTCTCCAGCATACACTACTATAACAGGACTAGGAGGGGTTTCTATGCTTAAGAAAGACGCACTAAAAATATTGAAACAAGAGGAAGCGGCCAAGGCGATTGGGAAGGATCAGTCTATTGTGAGCCGGATGCCCAATAAAGTACCCGAGCAATACCATAAGCCTTTACTGAAGGCCGCCAGGCGCAAGGTCAGGTTAATGCTAAACGCATTGGCCAGGATGAACGGGAGTTAATGGTATGGATAAGATGCGGAAAGTCGTCGCAAGGGAGCAGGGCAATGAGAACTGAACAGGACAAGACAGAATTTAAGCAGATTTATCAGCCGATAGCGATTACAGAACTAAAATTAATGCAAAAGAAAATAGAGGTATATGAAATCGCATTAAATAGACTAGCAAGAAATGGTGCAGGTTTTGGCCCTGCTGGAAAGATAGCGCGTGAAGCACTCGCTGTATTTATTGGGGAGCAGGGCAATGAGTGATATTTATAGTCCAACACAAGACCCAGAGTGCCGAAATGGTTGTTGTCAGGCTGCAATATTACGAGCAGAAATAACCCGCCTTAATGCTGAACTACAAGCGTGTAGGGAAGAAAGAATTATCGAATGCCCTAATTGCCATGATAAGTTTATTTTGCATTCGGACGATACGATAGACGCCTTTATAGGCGCATGAGTAATGGCAGTCTGGTGTGGTTGCGACCGTTCCATCAACAGAAAGACTGAGGCCAGCCAACCAGATTGCCACCTAACACTTAAGGTCTAAATGAATAGCGGAGGAAGTGATGAAAGCAACAATTGATCGAGCGGGATATCTGGTGATATGGGTTGAAACTGAGCTAGAAGGCTATGCCTTAAATAAGTGGGGAGAAGAAAATTATGCCCCCACTAATTCAGAATTTCCTAAATTCATTGTCCATACTGACCCAAAACAGCCGCTAAATGACGATGAAAACTTTAAGCCCGAATCGGGGGAAATACGAAATTGTACTTTCAAATGAACATAAACACCCCAATGAATAATAGGGGCCTTGGGAGAGGTTGATGAAAAAGAAAATGAGATATTGTTTTTGGTGTGGCGAAGAATTGGGCGTAGATGATTTTTATGATCCGTATGACCATTGCGGTAAACGAGAATGCGCTAGAGAAGCTGACTACGCACATCGAGCTGATGAAGACGAAAGACGGCGCTTGGCAGAAGAAGATGGTTTCAGCAGGTATTAATAGAAAGCCCCGACCTAAGAGGTGATTAATGCGAAACATTCTTATTCATTGTTCGAATAATAAACGCGAAACATTATCATCTGTTGTTCGAATAAATACAAAAGCCCCAATCCGAAGAAAGGGGCTTAGGGAGCTAGGTGCTCAGACA